CGGCGGCGCAGAGCGGCCTACAGCGCCCCGCATGGGACACTGACAACCACGTCAACATGGCAGGGGCCAATCGCGCACAAGCGGCGCTGGTGTTCAGCCTGACGCCTGTGACGGCCATGCCCGACAAACTGACCGCTTGCGTTGGTGACGACGCGCTGGCAACGCTCGCCGCGATGGGGCTGACGCAGGTTGAGGTGGATATATGACAACCCGCGACACCCGCCGCAAATTTCAAAGGAGACACCCACAATGAAACTCATCATACAAGCTCTACTCGAGTTCATCTCGACGTTGACCCAAAAGACCCCGTCTGCTCGCAACGCCAAGGGGCAGCCCGTTAAAGTCGAACGTATCAACGACATCAAGAAGTGGGAAGCACTGCGCCTCAAGGCGTACAAGCCAACACCTCATGATAGCTGGACGATTGGCTACGGACACACCGCGACCGCACACCAAGGCATGGTGATCACTGAGGAGCAGGCCGAGAAGCTGCTTCGGGAGGACCTCGCGTGGGTTCGTAAGGTGATCGCTGACATGGTCGATGTACCCCTCTCACAGCGCCAGTATGACGCCCTCGCATCGTTTATCTTCAACCTCGGCGGTGCCAACTTCGCGTCCTCGACCCTTCTGAAGCGGATAAATGCTTCCGATATGGTAGGGGCAGCAGATGAGTTCCTAAAATGGAACAAACAGCGCCAGAACGGCAAGCTCGTGGTTCTCCGAGGTCTCACCCGGCGTCGGTCTCATGAACGAAAACTCTGGCTGGAAGGAACAGTCTAATGAAAAAGAAGACGTACAAACGTGAGGTGGCATTGGTGATGCTCGTCTGTTTGGCCGGTCTGTTTGGCTGGGGGGCTTATTCTCCTCAGGCCATGCAGGCGGCTGAGTTCCTGACATTCCCGATATTCACCTTCGCTGGTGGTGCCTTCGCACTCGACACAGCCGTGAAGCAAGGTAAGTACGGGAAGCCCGATCTATGATGACACTCCTAGCAACCCTGAAAAGCAAGATCGTGCAGAGAGCAGGGGCCATTCTCGTGGCCCTGAGCGTCCTCTTCGGTCTCTTCCAGTACGGGCGCAAGACCCAACGCGACGATAACCGCGTGGAAGACATGGAAGACTACATCGAAACCAAGAAGAGAATCGAAAATGTACAGAATAGCCCTGATCGCGATGCTGCTCTTGAGCGCATGCGCCGAAACGGTTGGCTCTAAGGATGCCATCTGTTCAATCCCGGCCCCACAGCTCGATCCTGAGGGTATCTCAACTGAGAACCTGATGGAACTTGATCTGTTTGCCGAGAGATTAACACGGGCATGCTCCTGAGACTCACTGAGAGGCCGCAGGAGAGCCTGTGTGGGCCTCTCAGGTAGTCACCCCCAAAAGTAACTAATACGCCTCACAGAGGCTTTCAGGAGGTCACCTATGGTCAAATCCCATGCATGTAAACAATGCGGAGAACCTGCCACCAGAATGTATTGCACCACTACGTGCGGTAATAAGTGGAGATATCAGAACGACCCAGTGTCTCGAGAAAAAAGTAAGGCCGCTGCCTCTGCCTACCGTGATAAAAATAGAGACCAGTTCAATGCGTACTTCCGCCTGAAACGCTCTACCACCGTACAAAGGGTTTTGGAAGACATCTACTGGTGTGAGAAAAAGGGAGACCAAGATATGTGCGTTGACCTCGCTCACGACATAATGGATATGGCGCTCGGTTGCTACTCCACGGACGCCATCGAACACTTCGTGATGGAGTATTTAGATGTCGAGTAAAATACCAAACACAGATTTTCACAAGAAGCTGCGCGGTAACTTCAAGGTGTTTTTGTGGTACGTCCATAGACACCTAGGGATGCCAGAACCGACACGTCTACAGTATGACATGGCTGATTATATACAGTACGGACCAAAGCGGGCATGCATCCAAGCGGCTCGTGGTTTCGGTAAGAGCCATATTACGGCCTGCTACGTTGTATGGTGTCTCCTCAAAGACGCTCAGGTTAAAATCATGGTTGTATCTGCGTCTGGTAATCGTGCTGATGCCTTCTCCACCTTCGTGCAGCGTCTAATCTGGGAGATGGAAGGTCTCGAGTACCTAATTCCCGATCCAAACCAGAGACAGTCTAAGATAAACTTTGACGTGAAGCCTGCTGTGGCCGATCAGTCCCCCTCAGTGAAGTCTGTAGGGATCACCGGGCAGCTTACAGGTAGTCGAGCTGACTTGATCGTGGCCGACGACGTTGAAGTCTTAAATAACGCTTTTACGCAGACTGCACGAGACAAGTTGGCAGAAAGTATCCGAGAGTTTGATGCGATCCTCAAACCTCTCCCTACATCACGTGTTGTCTTCCTAGGGACGCCGCAGACCGAGGACAGCCTCTACACGAAACTGCCTGATCGCGGTTACGAGGTTAGGGTGTGGCCTGCGCGTATGCCTACAGAGAAGATGCGGGAGCAATACGGCGACACGTTAGCTCCTTACATTGAGAACCTCCCGTACACCGAGGGTCAACCTTGTGATCCTGAAAGGTTTGACGATGCTGACCTGATCGAGCGAGAAGCCTCGTATGGTAAGGCAGGCTTTGCTATGCAATTCCTCTTGTCTACAGCCCTGAGTGACCTCGAGCGGTTCCCGTTGAAGGTCAGAGACCTGATCATCATGCCAATTGACCCCGAGACTGCACCCCTCAAGTTACAATGGGGTCCCCTCGAGGAACGACAGTACAAGGACCTGCCAAACGTAGCCATGCGTGGGGACCATATGTACCCCCCGATGAACGCAGGGGACATCACAGCGGAGTTCTCAGGGGCAGTGTTAGCAATCGACCCATCAGGCCGAGGAGCTGACGAGACAGGCTATGCAGTGATCAAGATGATCAATGGCTACCTCTACGTGCCAGCAGCCGGGGGTCTCACTGGGGGCTACGACAAGGACACCCTGACTGAACTCGCGCACATCGCGAAGAAGCACAAGGTGAACGAGGTGGTGGTCGAAAGTAACTTCGGTGATGGTATGTTCGTGGAACTGCTCAAGCCTGTCTTAGCCAAGATACACCGTTGCATGATCGAGGAGGTCCGAGCTACCGCCCAGAAGGAACGCAGGATCATCGACAGCTTGGAACCCGTGATGAACGCCCACAAGCTCGTGATCGACCCCGAGGTGATCGAGGAGGACTATAGGACTGCCATGAAGTACGAGCAGGCTGTACGTCAATCCAAGATGCTCATGTACCAGATGACCCGTATCACTCAGACCAAAGGGTGCCTGAGACACGACGACAGGCTCGATGCGTTGGCTTTGGGTGTCCACTACTTCACCGACCAGATGGCTCGGGATGAAGAGATGGGCATCGAAGAGATCAAGCAAGATGCACTCGACTTGGAGCTTGAGAAGTACATGAGGAACGCTGTTGATCCCCTCGGGAGACGACCACACTCCGTTGGCGGCTCTGGTGGCTCTGGTGAAGGGCGAAAGACGTGGATTTCCAGCTACTTATAGGATCGGTAAGCTCCGCTGACGCATTCGCTGGTCGCTCCGCTGACGCATTCGCTGGAAATACCCGACACCCTAGAGAAGAAACCCCCAAGGTTAAAACCTATAGGTACACCTAGAGTGAACCTCAGAACATAGCCTGAGGATGACCTCTAGGTGTACCTTGAGTGAATACTGATATGATTACCATTACAACCAACAACTAGAGATACACCTATAGATTAACCTAGGGGACAAGTGCACAACATTAGGGTCTAGTGTAATGGCAACACAGCGGTCTCCAAAACCGCAACTCGGGGTTCGACTCCTCGGACCCTTGCCAGTGGTAGCGCCAGCGGCAGCGACAGTGGCAGAGCCAGTGGTGGACTGCAGGTGAACTCGGGGTGAACTCGGGGCTATTTTTGGGTCAGATATCTCTGGAAGTATATATACGTGTGACTTCCCCCGAGTCCCCCCATATGGGTCCAGCGTACGCCTCAAAAAAAACCGATAAGGGACGGGGGGGTCTCCATATATGTTACCACGAGGCGCAATCCCCTAGTTTGTACGGGTCGAACCGCTGGCAAATCACCACCGACAGACACTCAGGGCAACCATGAGGTGATCATGCGGTGACCACGAGGTGACCACGAGGCGACGCGCTTTGGTCCTATTGTCTGTCTTCTTTC